CTGTTATTTGAGCGTTAGACTGCTGCGTTAATAATTGTTCCAATTCGTTAAGATTATCCGGATTTAATATCGAATCCTCTTCACTATGCATACCACCATCTGGTGCAACGTACTCAGCAATAAGATCAACCCGCTGTTGCATACTGTCTGGTAACTTAATTAGACATGGAGAATCATCTTTTGGAAAGAATATATCTGAATCGATATTTTGCTTATATTGTTGATAAAGCGATTCAATAATATTGTTTATTTCAACAATATACTCCCTATTAGCGTCACGCTTTCCATCATCTTCAACAGACATACTCTCATTAAATTTACAAATAAATATAATATCTAACGCGCGCATAGATTCTTTAACTAATTTAATTTGTGTATTAACAAATGCAGTATCGAAACCTTCTATACCCTTTTCATGAGCCCATATTGTATAAGCTAAAACATCTAATGTACATCTATCATAGATTATATCATCATCAACCGTCTTACCTAACTGTTGATCGGTCAGAAAATTTAAGATTTCTGTTTGTGTTTCCGTAGTAGTTTTGGAAGAGTGCTCTAATTGTTTCTCTTCAATAATATCGCGATACGTCTTTTCAGGTGTTTTATATGTTTTCCAAGTATGTAAAAAACTCTGTAGTAAAGATGTCTTACCAGTATTAGCAGCACCTGTTAATGATAATCGCATACAATTATTTAATTATATTTAAAAATTGGCAAGAAAGGAATGCCATTCTTCTCTATAAATTTCAAATTTATAACCATCTAAAGGCTTAAAAGGTTTATACCGTAATTTTAATTTAGTTTCAGATAATAACTTATTACTTTTCTTTGAATTAAGTATTTTATCACATGTTACTAAATTATCCCACGTATCTCTACCACCTTTACTTTTCGGAAATACATGATCAACGCTAAGTTCCGTTTTCTGTAATTTTTTACCTGTATATACACAGGTATATTTGTCACGCTCCCATATATTTTTTTTAGTCGGAAACTTAGCTCTTTTATGCATTATACCTTTATAAGAAGAGCATACAACTACAGTAGGGATCCGTACAGGACCGTTAACAGTATGAATAAAATTATCATAGGGTCTAATAGGTAGATCCATCCACAAATCGATAGACTTGATAATATTCCAAAAACTGATATTTTCAAAGTTAATAGACCCATCTTCATTTATTTCATAATGAATATCTAGTGGCAGCTGAGAACCTGTTGCAATATTTACAAATACACTCTCGTAATGATCAACATTAATTGGAAAATAAAACTTATTAAGAATTAACGTATAGTCTTTCATTACACCTTAAGAGCCATATCCCATACTAACAAATGAAGTCGAGCAGAAAAATTAACATGCATTGACTTTGCATACTCTACAACAGCTGCAGCATTCTCAATATGCTCTTTACGTGAACCAGCTACAGGCATAAACCAAATACGGTCTCGTGTAACATTAATACCGTGATCATCCTCAACATACTTACGCCAAATCTCTTTAATGTCCTCTGCAGGATCATTGATAACAAACTTAAAGCCTGAGCCAATTTCCTTATGATACTTAAGTACTTCAGGCTTGTAAGTTTTTTCTTCTGGATCACCATTTGTAGTTAGTTTAGGTGAAGTAGTAAAGGTAGCACCAAAGTCTTTGATCCATCTTTGATTAGGCATAAGAGTAGCATTAGTCTCAAAGTCAATCTTAGGAGTAAATTCATACTTATCAATAAAAGCTTCAACAAGCTTAAGCAATTGCTTCTGCTGTATAAGGGGCTCACCACCAGTTAGTTTCCAAATAGTACCGTTCTCTAGTTTCTCAATCCAGTTATTATCTTCCATCATCTGAAAGATTTCATTAAAAGTCATCTTATTCTTAACACTCCAAGATATAAAAGAGTCACATCCATGAGGAGAGTCTTCACTCGCAAAGCCTATGCATGTTAGGTTACACATAGCCATCCTCATAAACAAAGATCGCTGACCAACAAACTCACCTTCACCCTCGATAGTATAAAATATTTTATCATCTGAAAGTATTAATGTTTCCTTATCTAAATCCATCAAGTCTAATTATATATGATGTATACTGCGTTTCAACTTAATTTTTGATTAAATATTGACAGATGAGCAAAAAAACTGCCCGTACGCGTCGGGAGGTGGTTGATCTTACAACTAGATTAAATGACTTCGAAACTAGTAATTCGGAAAATTGGCTACTTGACTTTAAGTTACGAAAGCCATTTTACTTAAATCCACATCACAAACAGTTTTATAACTGTATTATGGATAGCACGACTAAAATGGCATTCGTAGATGGGCCAGCCGGTTCAATGAAGACATACATTGCTGTATATGCGGCTCTAGAAATGATTTTAAATGAAGATTTTTCGAGACTCATATACATAAGATCAGTAGCAGAATCTGCTGAAAAAAGCTTAGGTTCACTTCCAGGTGAAGTAGATGATAAGTTTTTACCTTATGCGATGCCTTTACTCGAAAAGGTAAGAGAAATTACCAATGAAAGTACAAGTAAGATGTTAAGAGATAAAGGTATCATTGAAGCTATACCAGTTAACTTTGTAAGAGGTTTAACATTTAATAACTCTGTAGTTATTATTGATGAAGCTCAAAACTTAACCCCTGGTGAACTTACTACAATTCTAACTAGATTCGGTAGAGATAGCAAATATATAGTAGCTGGAGATACCAATCAAGCTGACATTGGTAAAAGGACAGGCTTTAAAAAGATATTTGATAAATTTAATAGTACTGATTCTGAAATAAAAGGTATATATTCTTTTGAATTTGGTACATCAGAGATTGTTCGCAGTAAGATTCTGCGTTATATTTGCTCCGTTCTCGAGAGCTAACAATTCTTTAAGAGCTTCCTCTAATCCTATATCTTTTATAGGTTCAATCTGAGGAAGCTCTTTTTCTGTTTCTTTAGCTAAGAGATTTAACTTATGTTGTATAGATTTCTCTAACGATAATATAGTTGAATCTCTTTCTATATTAACCCCATGAGGTACCTTCAAACCAATTACCTTTACCTTTAGTTACCTTATTACCAACCGGAGCAGCTCTAGTTACCGGAGCTTGCTCTACTGGTGGATCTACTTCATTAGTAGTAACTGATTCCGGCGGAGTAACACCATCAGATATAGTAACAACTAATTCATCGCGAGCTGTATCAAGCGTATTATAACATGTTGCAAAGTTACTACCATGCTCATTAATCTGTACTGATCTTACACGAACTCTACCGTCAGTTAATTCATCAACAAAAGTATCTGCAGTCTTAAGTACAAATTCAGCGAACCGTTCACAACCTACACCTCCAGGTAATATAACAACTTGTGCAACTCCAGACTCATCAAGCAACTTAAGGAGCTCAATCTGAGGATCATCTGCAGCAACAACTAGCTTATGATCGAATGTATGTTCTAATGTTTTCTTAAGATCTTTTAGACCTCCAAAATCCATAACCCAGTTACGTTCATCTAACTCTTCAGCTTCAAATGTAATATCTGCAGTTAAATTATAACCATGTATATACTGACAATGACTGTGAGTAGATTTCCACTGTCTAAAAGCAGCGCTACCCAAGTTAATTACTTTATTGCTCGTAAATCTCATACGTTAATTATAAGCTACAAATATAAGTAAATCAACTAGTAAATAGAATAATATTAAATATAGACCTTTAGATTTAGAGCCTAGGATCAATTACTGTCCTATAGTCCACTTATTCATCTGAGACCCCGATTGCAAGTGTTTCCGGAAAAAAGTTGAAATTAATTTTATTTTATAGGTTTTAGTTGATAAGCTTATATATTGGGCTATAATATAATTGTATGGAAAAGAAACTAAGTTTACTGCCAACAGCTAATTCTAATATGCCTATTACGGATGAAGAAAAACTCGAGGTAATAGAAAATGCTACTAAAGCTTATGAAGCTTATTTGGATGCCCTACGTATTGATTGGCGTAATGATCCTAATAGCTCTGACACGCCACGTCGTGTTGCTAAGGCTTTCGTAAATGATTTAGCTCAAGGATGTTATAATGAAGCACCTAGCATCACCGCTTTTCCTTCTGATGGTTATGATGGTATGGTATTTCAAGGAGGTATACCGATTAAGTCTATGTGCTCACATCACCACTTATCATTTACAGGAGTTGCACATGTAGCATATATTCCTTCTATTACGGGTAAGGTTGTTGGTTTATCTAAATTGAATCGTATTGTTGAGCACTTTGCTTCTCGTCCTCAGATTCAAGAAGGACTAACTGTACAAATTCAGCATGCTATTGAAGCAATGTGTGAAGGTAATAAGGGGGTTGCTGTTGAGATCTCAGCTTCACATACATGTGCCTGTTTACGTGGTGTAAAACATGATGGTTGTGAAATGAAGACTGCTCGATTAAGTGGAGACTTCTTGAATGATCCTGCTACGCGTAACGAATACTATCAATTTATCAATCAATGGCATCTCAATAAACGTTAATTAAAACGTAAATCTTTGAATACTCTTAATATATTTTTCTGACTTCGTGTTGATTCAGCTACCAGACCCCGTGATTTTATAATACTCTCGAGGGTACCTAATTTTGTATTTTTTGGTATAGCACCGTTTACTTTTATATCGGCCTGCTTTAATACTCTATCAGGGTCCTCTACTTTTAGAGTCTTTAGAAACTCTTTTAATTGAATACCGGTTATACTCACAGTTCCAGCATCAGGTCCTACATTATCTATTTTCCACTGTTTTAAGGATGCAAAAAACTTCGGCTTGCCCGGTTCTACCTCTGGCTCTGCCTCTGGTTCTGGCTTACCATCTTGACCTGTAGCTACAGCTGAAGGATCGTCGCTACCAGCTTTAATAGGCTTATCATTTAAACGCTTATTATTAATATCCCATACTTCTATTATTTCATTATCGAAGCCTCCTGCTCCACCTCTTTTCTTTCTGCGTAAAATTACATAACCACCGGATAAATCCTTCTCTTCTATTTGATCACCACCTTTNCTATTAAGGTAATAACCACTTTTAATTGGAATCTTCCAATTTTGATTAGGTAATTTTTCTTCTTTACCTATTGCGACATCCTTAAATTTACGTTTACCCTCCTCTGAATCAAAAAAAGATCCGACTGCAGCACTAGGACTTCCGGATCTTATTTTTTCAACTGCTCCAGCAGCTATACCTGCACCCGCTTTTAATGCTCCCGTAGTTTCAGGAGCAATCGCGGAAGCAATCGAGCCAGTTGCGTTTCTAAGACCTCTAGTAATACCAGACAGTGCACTACGAAATCCTTCATCTAATAATTCTCGTTGAGAGAGCTTTCTCATGTTGATATTTAATCTAGATAGTCTATAATTCTGTAATGAAGAGGCANAAATTTGTTAAGTTAATAACGGCTGAGTGGTGTGGACCGTGTCATATGATTAAGAGTATGTTAGACCTAAGAGGTCTTAAAGTTGACATTGTTGATATAGACGAAGCTCCGGAATTAATTAAGGAATTTGGTATTAAATCAGTACCAACTCTACTGATCAAACAAAAAAATGGCGAGTTTGAACTTATAAAAGGTTCTGAAGATATAATAAAAGCTATTGAATCCAACAAATAGGAACTATAATATAATTAGTTATGAATATTTTTGTAACTAATGATGATCCTATTCAAGCTGCGCATGAATTATGTGATAAACATGTTAGATCTAAGATGCAAATCGAAGGTGCAATCATGTTAGCACATGCTTTTCCGCAAGAGTTACTAGATCATCCTTCGACGCCACGAACTTCAACAGGTAAACCGCGTCGTCGTGGTAAAGGTTACTTTAAACATCAATGTTCTATATGGGCTAGAGAGACAAAAGATAACTTTATGTGGTTAGTTGACCATACTTTAGAGATGTTTCCGGAACGTATGTTTAGATGGCCTGATTCAAACGAGCATTTTACTAAGACATTTATTCAATGGTGCAAAGATAACGTGCACAATACAATAACAACACAAAAAGGTCTAACGGAATATGCTGTTGCGATTAGTCCTGATTGTGATTGTCGTAAATTAAACAAAAACTTTGATGAATTGCCTGTTATTGAGCAATATAGACAGTATATTATTCATGATAAGCCTTTTGCTTCGTGGACTAAGCGAGTAACACCCACGTGGTACTACTAATATTTGACGTCTAAGTCATCGTCAGCTATATTTTCTTTGCTGACATCAATAAGAGCATCGAGTTTGTTCTCGATAAAGTTCTTACCTACAAGTATTTTATATAGATTAGAGGTTCTATTACCAATTGAGAACGGAATACTTAGATATTCTTTAGAGCCTATCTTAAAATCAAGCTCTACCACTGGTCTATGTTCAGTATTACCNGCACCAACGTTAATAGTTATCTCACCTTTNTTAGGTAACAGTAATGTTTTACCGTTAACGGTTCTAAAAAATACTTTATTACCTTGTTCTTGTATATCTTCNCCGTGTAATACNTTAAANGCTCCGTTACCNGAGTCTAATTTAGCTGGTACCTTACCGATACCATNNATATCAAANAACTCGATTAANCCGAGTACAGATTTTTCTTGTATATACTTTAAAAATGTCTTCATAGCTAACTGCTAAGTTTAAGAATTCGGTCATTCACCGTCTTCAGCACCCATATTATACATACCACAGTCTGAACCTTGCTGAGGGTGTTCACCACCCTCTTGGGTAGTCTCATAATCTAACCAATGGTATACAGAAGATAAATAATCTGCAGCTTTAGTAATTTTAGAAGCGGTCCAACCTTCTAAGGAAGGCATATTTTGTAGAAGTTCAGATAACTTTTGTGAATATTCAATAGCTTTATGTATATCTGACTTAGCCATCTCCATTTCTGACGCGTCTGGCTGTTCTTCTCCGTGGTGATGTTGTTGATCATCTTGAGGGTGTTCGTCAGTTGTAACAATAGTCATGGGTATACCACCCATCATGTTTTCTGATACTTGAGAGTAAGCCTCTCGTAATTGTATACCATCTACAGCGCGCTTCATGTTATTATTTATTCAATAATACAAACTTTAAACAGTATTTTGTGAGTGATTTATCTCTTCATCACTTGGTAACTTCATACCAACCTTTACAGCATTGAATAACTCACGTGAATAAGCAAATCCAACAGGCAAGCCTTTAATAAACTCTTGAAAATCGTCGTTTATAACAGCTTCTCGCATTTTAGATGCACTCATACCTTCAACACCTTCAGAGTCTGGGTCTCTATCACCGGCAGATACAACTTCTAAACCATCTTTAAAGTCATAGAATCCATGATTACCTTTAACACCGTTATACTTTTGAATTAAATCACTAAAAGATGGGACTCTATCACTACCTGCTACTAATTTGAACTGTGTATACCCTTCTTCATGAGCTTTTGTTAATATATCGAAGATAGTCTTTATATTATTATCCTTTATAATATGTCTATCATAATTAGGAAACATTTCCTTCATATATTCAACCTTTTCATCGTAAGATAGTGGATTCTTTAACTTATCTTGTGATTGTGAAGCATATATTTTAAAATCACCACTCTCAGAAGCATCTTTAACCGCATGTAGCAACTTCTCGTGTCCGATAGTAGGAGGATTGAAGCGACCAAACGCAACCGTTAGTGGTCTTGTCTCTTCATCTTCATTTTTTGAAGCTCTTAGTTTGTCTCCCGCTTTTTTAGCTGCTTTATACGCTTTACTACCTTTACGAGCACTCTTTTCACCACGCTTTCTCTTAGCGTTAATATTATCCCATAGACCCTCTGTAAAGTATTCTTTAAATGGTTTCATTTTCTTGTGCTTGTTTGGCCTCCGCTAAAGTTAGCTCTACTAAATTC